TAAACAATTAACCGATACATTTATTAAGACTGCGAATGGGTTTAAAGTAACATCTCCAGAAGGTTATGTTGCTATTGATCGTATTAGTGGCGAAGCAGTCAAATTAGTGGATAGAATGGAATTTTCTTTTAATAACTTTACTGCTATAAAGTCGTGGGACAAATGAAAACATACAAAGAATTGGTAGAAGAACTATCAGAAAAGAAAACAATGAGCCTTGCACAAAGAAGAAAGCAAGGACAAAGAATGAAGAAGTTGGCAAAATCTTCTGGGTTTCAAAAGAAACGTGAAAAGAAAATGTCAAGAATGGCATCAAAAGAAGATTTAATGAAACGTGCCATGAAAGCAGCAAAGATAAAAGTTATTGAAAAATTGACAGGTCTTTCAAAATCTGAATATGCTTCTAAAACACCACAAGAAAAAATGATGATTGATAAAAAAGTAGAAGGTAAAGGTGCTGCTATTAAAAAATTGGCAATGAAATTGATTCCAGTTCTTAAGAAACAAGAAATGGAAAGAATTAAGCAAATGAAGGGTTCTTCATCTAAGGAATAATATAAATGCAAAAGTTTTTTGAGTTCATGGAAGCCCGTGAGAAAACAGCAGTTTTCACTTTTGGCAGATTCAATCCACCAACTACAGGGCATGAAAAATTAATTGAAAAAGTAGCATCAATTGCTAGCAAAAATAATGCAGACTTTTTCATTTATGCTTCCCACTCACAGTCTCCAAAAAAAGATCCACTACCGCATCCAAGAAAAGTGGCATATATGAAGAAGATGTTTTCAAAATATTCTTCTAACATTATAGCTTCTGTCACTGACAAAACACCAATTGATGTTGCTGTATCTTTACATAAAAAAGGTTACACCAGTTGCATCATGGTAGTAGGTGGTGATCGTGTTAAACAATTCACAGAACTTTTGTCTAAATACAATGGCGTTGAAGCACGACATGGTTATTACAAATTCAATAAACTAGAAATTGTTTCAGCTGGAGAAAGAGATCCTGATTCTGAAGGTGTGACAGGAATGTCAGCTTCCAAAATGCGAGCAGCTGCAGCATCAAATGATTTTGATTCTTTTTCAAAAGGATTGCCAAAAGGATTTGGTGATGGAAAGAAATTGTTTGATGATGTAAGAATGGCAATGGGAGTAAAGGAATCTTTTATTAACAGAGTAGCAGAAACAACTGATGACAATAAACTAAGAGATGAATATGTGAATGGAAAGATTTTTAATATCGGAGATATTGTTGAAGATATTAATACTGGTGCATATGGAAAGATAGTCAGAAGAGGCACTAATTATTTGGTATTTGCGGAAGCTGATGGAACCATTCATAAGAACTGGTTGTTTGAGGTAAAACAGGATCCTGAAATTAAGGACAGAGAAGGATCACAGCCTGCAAAATATTATGCCAAAGATGCTGAAGGTGATGAGATGTCAAAATCCACCAAAGCAGCAAGAGCACGACATTTTGAAAAGGGTGCAAAGAAAGATGACAACGATCCTTCTGCATACAAACCTGCTCCTGGAGATAAGTCTGCAGAAACTAAACCATCCAAATATACAAAAGCAGTCAAGAAAAAATATCCAGAATTATATGATGAGGGTAAAGCAGATAAGTCATTAGAAAAGAAAGCCAAAGCATCTGGTATTTCAGTTGGAATTCTAACAAAAGTATATGAACGTGGTGTTGCCGCATGGAGAACAGGGCATCGTCCAGGAACAACTCCAGAGCAATGGGGTCATGCCAGAGTAAATAGTTTTATTTCTGGTGGAAAAACAAGAACAACAGCTGATGCTGATTTGTGGAAAAAACATAGTGGTAAATCAGAATCATTAAATAATGAATCTTTTGTAATTGAATCTAATCTTTATCGTGTAGGTTCTGAAAAGTATTTTGAACAATTTCGTGAGTTGAGAGAATTGTATCAGAATAATTTTATTGATGATTTGACAGAAGAGGATATTGAAGTTCTTGAAACGGATATTGGTGAATTTGCTATGTATGAAGGAAATCATGTCCCACTAGATTGTCCAATGATTGAAGAAGAAAAGGATGTTGAATTAAATAAACCAAAAAAAGGTGGACCAAAGAAATATTATGTGTATGTCAAAGATCCAAAAACTGGTAATGTTAAAAAAGTCACATGGGGTGACACAACTGGATTAAAAGTAAAAATTGATGATCCAGAAGCAAGAAAGAGTTTTGCTGCAAGGCATAAATGTGCTCAGCAAAAGGATCGAACAACTGCTGCCTATTGGGCATGTAATCTTCCTCGTTATGCTAAACAACTAGGACTTTCAGGAGGCGGAAATTTTTTCTGGTAGAAATTTATGTTAACATTCAAGCAATATAATCAAAATCAAATAGATGAAGGTTTTTTTGATTTTTTTAAAAAAATTGGAAGAGCAGTTAGCAATTTAATTAAACGTGCATTTTCAAAATTAAAATTTGGAAAAAAGATTAGCATTAATATTAGTAAACAAATTCCCAAAAAAGTTTTTGAAGCTGCTAATGAAACGATTGATTTGAAATCCAGATTAGGATATTTGTCAGAATATTCTACTGCCAAATATATGTCTGATTTGATGGAAGGAAATGGATACAATTTAACTAATCGTTCTAAATCATCAGTTACAACAGCTGTATATGATAAAATGAGAAATGAGTTAAACCGATTAGGTGCACCAACAAAGGAGTTGGAAAGAATGGATTTTGCCGGACAAACTCTTGCAAAGGGAATTGTTGGTGATATAAGTTTTAATGGTGAAGATCCAATGTTTCTCACATTTGATATTGAAATGACGGGAGACTCTGGAAAGGGTACAACAAAGGCGGATTTGATTCTTCATGTATATAAAGAAAGTCCAAAAAATGTAGTTGATTCTATTGTTGCTTCTCTTAAAGCATATCAATCTACTAATATTAATTTAGCTAATAGTACATATATTTCATTATTTAAAACATTATTTTATGAAGACCCAAAATCATTGCCAACAAGCACTTCTGAGTTTGTTGAAAAATTTGTAAAAGATTTTGGATCTAAATCTGATATTGATAAAATACTTGATTTTCAAAATATTATTGGCAATAAAATGCAATCTGGAATGGATAAAGCTGCAGCTAGAAAAGAAGCAAAGGCTACTCATGGTGATGTTATCGAATTAATGTCAAAAATATTTAAACAACATTATTCAAAAAATAAAGAAAGATTAAATAAAAGAATGTTGTTTCTTCTTGGTTTAGATAGTTCTGATGATTTTTACGCTTCAATCGGAAAGGGAAAAAATCAAAAATTATTATCCTCAAGAAGAAGCGCAGAATTTAAAAAAATAATAAATGAATTAAATAAAGGATTTGTTATTAATATTGAAAGAAATGGAAATACAAATAATGGTAATATTATGTTTACAGCAATTAATGGTGAAGTTTTATTAAAGGCAACTATAACATTTACTGATACTGGAGGAAAAGCTGCGCAGGGTAAAACTAATGTGTTTGTTAATGTAAAAGATTGGTTATGAACATGAATCAATATACAGAAATACACATTGATCGGTTTAATCAAGATCATTTTTTAAGAGTATTTTCTGGTGATATTAAAGAAGAAGAATTAGTATGGCATAGAGATAAACAAGATAGAGTAGTTTCTGTTGTCAAGGGAGAAGGTTGGAAGTTGCAGATGGATAATAAATTGCCAGAAGAATTGGTCAAAGGTAAAACTTATATTATAAAAAAGATGGATTATCATCGCATCATCAAAGGACAAGGTGAACTTATTCTAGATATAGAGGAAAAACAGGAATGGTGAAATATACACCGATGTTCGAACTCATGAGGCAAGTTCATGAAAACGAAATAAGCATCAAAGAAAAACTTGACCCATCAAAAAAAGACGAGTATGATGGAGAAGGTTCAATGGCAATTAGTCAGCTGAAAACTGCTCAGAGCGCCATCGATTCTCTAATGAATATTATCAAGGATGATACTAACCTTCCAGAATGGGTGCAATCCAAAATTACAAAAAGTGTTGACTATTTGGATAGTGTAAGAGACTATATGGAATCCGAAGGTACTGTGACAGAAGAAGAAGATCCAAAAGCAGATAATAGAGCAGTACAATTAGACAAACAAATTGCGCAAGTCAAGTCAAGAATTGCTGCATTACAACAAACATTAGACACTTTACAAGATAGAAAACAAGGAGCATAAAATGTCAAGGTATTTCGAAATCAAAGAAGGCAGTCTAGAAGATTCCATCGTAAAAAACATTCAAGAAAAATCAGTTTCTGTTGCACAACAGAAAGCTGCTGGGATTGCGCTTGCTGCAAAACGAGGCGAAAAGGATCCTGATGAATTGCAAGGTTCAGCAAAAGAAATGATGAAAATGAGTGAAAAGGATTTAGAAGATTTTGCAAAAACAAAACACAAAGGACTACCAATGAAAAAGGAAGAGAATATGATTGATGAAAAGGTAAGACATCAAGATCTAGTGGATAAGTATGAAAAATTAACTGGCAAAAAAGCACCTAGTGGAACTTCTTCACAATCACTTAAACTTATGATTCGTAAAGCAGAACAATCAAAAAAAGAATCAGTTGAAGAGGCATATTCAACCAGCAGTAATCCAAAAACTACCGATACATCAACAAATGTTGCTGCATATAGAAAAGTATTTGACGCTGCAATGAAGAAATTTAATATTAGTACGCCATCTGAGCTGAAAACAGATGAATTGAGAAAGAAGTTTTTTAATTATGTTGATGCCAATTACAAGGCAAAAAATGAAATGGTTAGTGAAGCAGTTAAAAAAATCGCATGTGTTGAATGTGATGAAGTTTCAACTGAAGCTGCTTGGAAAAAAAATAAAGGATTTTGTCCCAAGTGTAAATCCTCAAATAAAGGTGTAGTGGCTGAATCAAAAAATATATCTATTCAAGAAGGTGACATGAAATCAGCAATGAAAAAAATGATGGGTAAAGATGTTAAAACCACAACATCAGGTGCATCTGGTTTTCAAAAGACTATGTATCATGTAAGTGATGATATGTATGTTACATATAATGATAAAAGTAATTTGGGTGATGTCTATTACAAAGGAAAGAATATTGATTCCTTTAGAGGTGTTGGCACTCCTGATATGGAAAAAGTTCTTAAAAAATATATGAAGAAATTTGGTGTTAAGTCTGAAGAAAGTAAGACAATGACTGGTAAACCATGGTCACAAATCAGAGTTGAAAACAAATAAATATAAAGAAATGTTTTAAAACATAAGGAGAAACAAATGGCACTTTGGGGAATTTCAGCAAACGTTGATGAGGCAAAGCCTAAATGGTTGACTGAGGAACAAAAGAAAAATGTGTATGCAACCGATCGTGGTTGGGTACAATTGAATGGAAAAGGATTAGAAGAAGTAATTGTTGCAATCGGTGGATTGGCAGGTGGAACATCTGCTACTGCTTATTTGGGAGCAGCAACTATTTCTAATGTAGAATTTTCTGCTGCATCTTCATATAGTGAAGCAAGTGGTGGAACTGTAAGTGTTGTTGTGACATTCAATGAAAGAGTTGACATCACAGGAACACCGCAAGTAACAGTTTCTAGCACAGGAGCAACATCTACATTTACACTAGATTATGCATCACATACAAGAAACAGAGTAACATTTACTGCCACAGGTGGAAATGGAACACTTCCTGTTGCTGAAGGTGATGTATTGTCTGTAGGCGCAAATGCTGTAAGTTTGAATGGTGGAACAGTTTATGATTATGGTACTTCATTGGCATCTGTACTAACACACGATGCTTCAGCATCAACTTTGACAGTAGCAGCATAAGGTATAAATGAAAAAGAATGATAAATCATTAATTAGTGGATTGAGTGTTGAACAGATAGAACAACAAAAAGAAGTGCTTCAGAAAGAACTTGAAAATGTTGAGAAGATGAAAAATCAATTGACAATAAAGAGTTATGCACTTTCTGGAGCAATTCAACAATGTGACATGTTTATCAATATGTTTGATGCGAGTCCCGCAAGTAACATTCCTTCGCAAGACGATAGTGCTGCAATGAATGCAGCATTTAGTTGAAGGTTTAAATTATAAAGGAAAACAATGGCTGATAAAAAAATAACAGCATTAACTGATCTAGGAAATGCAATTGCAGCAGAAGATTTGTTGCATGTAATTGATGATCCTTCTGGAAGTCCAATTAACAAAAAGATTAGTGTTGCAAATGTTTTTAATAACATTCCAACATGGATTGGATTAGATGGTACACCACAAAGTATTACTGCTAGTGGTGCTGTAAATGCAACAACATCAATTACTCATGTTGATTCAAGTTCAGGAGTTCTTGCACTTACAATTTCTGATGGATCTCAAGGACAAGTTAAAATTGTTACAATGACAGTTGCAGGAAATAATGCAGTACTGTCTGGTGCAAATATTGCGCCAACATCAATCACATTTGATGCAGTTGGTGAATCTGTAACACTATTGTACACTAATTCCAATTGGATTGTTACTGGCGTTCATGGTGCAACGATCGCATAATAAGGAAAATAAATGAGATACGCAGCAAATGGAATGCCAATGGCAGAAAAGCCTGTTCCACCTCCAAAAAAAGAAGAACAAAAGGTAGTGGAACAAGTAAAGGAAGAAAATGTGAGCATTTTAAATGATGATGTAGAAGAAGGTGATGTATCAACAGATAACGAATGAGAATTTTCTTTTATTTGCCATAAAGCATTACGATAATCCTCAATGTGTAGGTGAATCTGAGTTTTATGATGACATGAAAAGATTCACTTACATTAAAAGGTTGCTCACAAAATATGAAGAATCAGGCGTTTTAAAAGAACGCCTGATTCTCAATCACATCATTATTATTACAAATCTTTTTGGTGTAGATGCTGGAACTACACTTTTACTTTTTAAAACAGAACAGAAGTATTGGCCACAATTAAAATCATTTCTTTCATATTTGAATATGATAAATGATTATGATTTGATAGAAGTAGAAGAAGACCGACACATAAAACAAATTTTAGAGAAGATATAAAAATGGGAAGAGTTATTGACTTGTTTGTTACTTATAGATTTATAAAATTGTTAGTAACTCCATTTGATAAGCAAGAAGCATTTAAACTTGGAATTATTGATGAAAATGGTTTCAGAACAGATAAGAAAATAGAAACATCAGATGAGAAATCATCATATACAGTTCTTCATAAGTTAATTTTTAACATTAAAAGATTGATGGGTAAAGTTCCAGGATTAGGTACAAGACTTGGAACATATGCTGCAGCATTGTTTTTATTGAAAGATACGTTTAAAGAAGAAACAGAATTTAATAATATTGAAAAGTATTTTATGGAAGAATTATTAAAGAATCCAGAATTACTTTCAAATACAATTAAAGAGGAATATGAAGTGCTACAAGGTAAATATACTCTTGAGACCGAAACTTTGTTATCCGATTTAGAAACATATGCAAAGATTGGTGATGAAATTCTTATTCCTGAAGGAACAGAACCCACAGATACTGTTCTTGGCATTGATGTTTATCCCGCAATTCACATTCCTACCAACAGAACAATCTACATCACAATAGACGATATAGGATAATCCAATGATTACTTTTGCTGAATTAATGGACAAGTATTATAAAGAAACAGGAATTCAAAAAGAAGAAGCACCAACCAATTCAACTGGTCCAGCAATTGCTAATCCGGATAGACCATTGATTGATAAAAAGAAAAAGAAAAAGGATATGACATACGATGGTCGCACAAAAATTGTAAAAGAGTTAGTAAAACGAATCATGCTTGCAAGAGAGAAGCGAGCATCAAAGAAAGAATAACATGGCACAATGGAGTAAACACTCACAGGCTTATCTTCCGCAACAAACCACAAATCATGAAGTGGTGATGATTAGCGATGAAGATGGAAACATTATTAACACATTTGGTGCAGCATCAAATGTTGTGATTGCAGCTGGAAATTTAGAAGGATATTCTGTTATTCATAAATTTGGAAGAAATCCTTCTATTGGTGGTGCTCCAGAAACCATTTGGGGAGGTGGTGGAGTTTATTCTTATCTTTCTTCTCCTTCCATTGTTTATTGTTATAGTTCAAGTGGAAGCGATGGTGCAACAGCAATTGGTGCAAGAACTGTTACCGTTCAAGGATTAGATGCAAATTATGCTGCCGTAGAAGATACCATTGTTGTAGGTGGTGCACCAAGTACTGTACAATTTTTAAGAGTGTTTCGTGCATTTGTTGTTACATCTGGTTCAACTGGTACAAATGTAGGAATTCTATCAATATCAAATGCTGCCAGTTTAGGAAAAGTTCTTACTACTATTGATACTTTGGGTGGCGGAACAGTATATGGAACAGGTCAATCTTTCTCTGGATTTTATACCATACCAGCAGGAAAAACAGGATACATGACACAATGGAATGTTGGTGTTGGAGCATATAATGACCAATGTACAGCATGGTTAGTGTTTAAACCTTTTGATGGTGGTGCTTTTAGAACACTAGATGTAATGTGTGTTCCAGGAGGACATTTTACAAGAGATTATAATATTCCTCTTAAATTTTTAGAAAAGACAGATATAGAAGCAAGAGCATTATGTTCAACAGGTTCAGAAATATCAACAACATTTGACATCATTTTAGTGGATAACGAATAATGGCATCATCATACGTCCCAGTAGATACATATAAACCAATTGCATCATTAAATGACGATGAACCTGTAGATACAGTTATTGTTCAAAAGAAGAACAAAAAGAAAGAAATAGAAGAAACACAACCAAGAAGAGTATTGAATATTGTAAAGAATCACAAAAAGAAATATGATTAAACTTTATGCAACAGTGATTGTATTAGGTATACTTGGAACAGTATTGTATGGAGGTTATTCTTATTTTAAAGATTCACAAGAAACCATAATACAATTACAAAAGAACATAACAGCATATGAAAATGCTGTTAAAGTAACAAATGAAGCAATTGATAGAATGAGAGAAGAATCTGAACAAATGCAGCTTCTTCAAGAAAAGTTACAAAAAGATTTACAAGAAGCTGAAAAATATCAAGATGACCTTCAAAAGAAACTTAATGAACATAATCTAACAAAACTGTCAACAGCAAAACCAGGTCTTATAGAAAAAAGAGTGAATGATGCCACAACTAAAATTTTCAAAGAACTGGAAGATATTACTGCTGTCCCTACCACTCCTTAGTAGTTGTTCATTCTTTTCATCTCCTGAACCTCCCCCACCTAAGATTATTGTAGAAACTAAATATATTGATAAAAAAATTCCTATTCAGGCAAGACCTAAACCACTGAAGATGAATGGTCTTGAATGGTATGTTGTCACTGATGAAACCATTGATTCATTTTTTGATGAACTAAAAAAGGAACAAAATGGTGTGATTGTATTCTTTGCTTTGACGCCAAAAGATTATGAAAACTTATCTTTAAATGTATCAGATATTCGCAGATACATATTACAACAGAAAGAACTCATAGAATATTATGAGGAATCAGTAAAAGGATCTACAGAAAAATGAGTATTGAAACTGATGTTGCCGTTCTCAAAAAAGATGTTGACGATTTAAAAGACATTCATAGAAGATTAGATTCTGCAATAGAGAAGATAGCAGAAGTTTCACAATCATTACATACCATCATGGCTGTGCATGAAGAGAAACTTGCAAGGCAAGAAGGAAACCTCGATCAACAGGAAAAGAAATTGCAAGAAAATATCCAAGATTTACACTCCCGAATTACTACGAATTCAAAGGAAACTTTTCAACACATTGCTGAAACTGAAAGAAGAATTGTTGCAGCAATGGATGAGCATAACAAAAGAACAAATGAAGAATTTAGAAAACTTCATACCGAAATATCTAATCGTGTAGGTATTCTAGAAAAATGGAGATGGCTAATTATTGGTGGATCAATTGTTCTAGGATTCATTATACAAAAATTACCAATCTGGAATTAAGAAATGCAATCATTTAAACAATTTTTGGACGAAAAAAGAAGAAATCCAATTTCAAAGAAAACAGGGGAGAGACTAAATCCTAAAATTCCTCTTTATGATAAACTGAAACCACTATCTAATGATAGTGATGTTTATGTTACATATGTTGCGGATGTTGGATCACTGAGTGGCAGCGCAGAAGGTTTTAAGGTTGGAATAAATCCACAATCTGAATATAATACTCCAAATGGAATTTATTCATATCCTTTAAAAGAAATCTGGAAGAAGCATAACAATCCTGTCAATAAAACTTTGGATGTTCCATTTGCTGGTGAACAACCATTCGTTTATGCTTTTAAACCAAAATCTAAAAACAAAATTGTTGATCTAAAAAAATATAATTCTGCCAACTATGACAAAGATTATGACAAACTTGCCAAAATGATTATTAAGTTTTTCATGAAGAAAAATAAAATGAATGAATGGTTCAGCTGGGAAATGGCAAAAGCAATTTTAGAAGCAGCAGCAAATAATTCTAAAAACAGATCAATTGGTGGTCAATTTTGGAACATGACAAGATATACATTTTTTATAATGACAGGACAACTTAGCACAAGATTGATGAGAGAATACACTGACGAAATTCAAGAAGCAATGGTTGAATCTAAGAAGCGTGCTAATTTTTCAGACAAAAAGATTAGAATTGAAGTATTTGAAAATATAAGAAGAGGTTCACCCACAAATTTGTGGTCTAGAATTTTTATAGATTTGGGGTATCATGGTGTTGCTGATAAACATGATGCAGGAATCATACATCGCTCCGAACCAACTCAAGCAGTATTTTTCAATGCATCATTCATTAATGTAATTGATGGTGGTTATAACAAAAATTATAAAGAAACTAAATTTGGAACAGATCAATTTCCAAAAGAATATTCTCTGTCAAGCAATAGCAAAGAAGTCATGGAAATCATGTCAAACTATCTTTTAGTTCATGGCTCTTATGGAATGAAGTCTGTCATATTGGCTAACATGTTGAAAAATGTGGCTGATAGATGTCTTGTTAACGAAAAAACAATATATCTAAAAAATACCAAAGAATTAGATATGATGACGGATCCTGATTATTTTGATTATCATTCAGAAACACCTGTTAAATCAAAGATACAATTTTATACAACAGATGGCAATCGAAAGATGCTGGAAATAAATCAGAAAGGTGGAATTGTTTATGTGCTTGATGGTTGGAAACTTGATAATGATTCAAAAGATTATGAATTCACATATCAGGATCTTAGTGGCGCAGCATTCTTAATGAAATTCAAAGATAGATTTTTGATGAGGCTAGTTCCAACCAAGGAACATGTAATTAGCTTCAAGGGACTTTTTGACGATATAGATCTCGAGTAAAAATTTTAC